ACCATCGCTGGAGTAGCTGATGAAGCCGGAGCTATCAGGATTCGTCGCGCCATTGCGGATCAGTGTGGCGGCGGCGACATCGAGCATCTCCTGAGTCAGCTCGGAGGTAGCCTGATTCAACGCCTGACCAACGGAGCCGGTCTGAATCCAGGGCAGCTCGTTTACACCAGACGGAATCGTCTCCACCTGAGTGAAGGACGAGTCGGCCACCGCCTTGATGGCGTACTTGGCGAACATGTTCTGGTAGCGAGTCTCCCACGAACGCTGAGCGCGGATCGAGAGCTTCTCCAGATACACACGCAGGAACGCCTCGACGCGATGGTCGAAGGTCAGATCGTCCTTACACAGGAGCGGACCTTTGAGGGCGAAACGCTCAGGACCCCAGGTGACAGCGTTATAGCCGACCGGAACGTCATTGTAGGTGACATCGCAAGCACCACCGTTATCGCCGGGATTACCGGCAGCCAACGTGATGGCCGACCACTCCTCAGCCGCAGTCGGCTCGATGGAGGTCGTGGTGAACGAGGTCTGGGTCAGACCAGTACCTTGAGGATACTCGCCGCGCTCAATGAGGTTGAGCCACATCGAACGGTACGAGGCGCGTTTGTAAACGTCCTGCGCGAGCGACTCAGTCGCAACGGCGAAGGCGTTAAAGACATTGGGACAAGACATGATGAGTAAAATTTCAACCGACGTTATCTATCGGTAGGCCATCAATTCCACCACACGGTGGCTGATAATCCCACCTCTTTTGCGGAGCGTCATTGCCGCTTAGACAGTTTTGCGATGGCTGACCAAGCCGCCGCCTTGCTTAGGGTCGATGAGCGGACTGACGCATACGAATGGTCGTAATGTCAATTAGAATAGTGGAGGATCGGGAAGCTCGTCGGTCAGCTCGCTTTGCTCCGCCATGTACGATCTGTAGCCTTTTAGTAGGCCAAGTTTATGTGGCTGGATGATCTGCTCTCTCGCGATGAAGCCTCTGAATGTGTACGGACCTGGGAAGCTCCCGGTCATCAGCGCGTAGAAATCCACGCCATCCGTCTTCCTGCCCTTGCGCGCATCAACCAGTAGCTTGCCGGTATCGTACTTGGTCGTTTTGACATCGATGCGGAATCCCGGCGGAGGCGGGATGACCGCGTCGTAGAGCGGATGCGGAGGCTCGCGGTCGGTATCCAGATCGGGATACACATTGAAGAGCTTGCAGAACGCTATCTCGCCGCAGACACCCTCCAGATCCACCGTCGCAGCGTCCTCCGCGCTGATCTTCAAGTTCGTCACGTTGAAATGACGATTACTGCCGTTTCGATTCTTGGCGATGAAGGAGGCCAATTTTCTCTCAGCGGTCGTTAAAGATACAGTTTGACCAATTTTGATTTTGTTTAGCACGGTCAAAAAGGTGGAAAATTTTTGAGGGGGGTATCGTAAACGAAGCCCACCCGCAAAGGGGGTGCCAGGTGCCTGCTCAATATTCGTGCCAATCCTAGCGAAAACAATCCTTTTCTGTCATAAGCTTAACTTATGCTGACCATCAGTCCGCTTGTGACGCACTATGTATGTTATGTTTACTTCGAATCGGATTCGTTCACGTTGACTTCGACAGACTGCCGATCCGGCATAGAACCGAGTAAGTTAATGGACACCGAGGCCGCTTCACCCGCTTCACTCCAACCGAACACAAGCGCGGACCGCTTTGCGACGGAGCCTAGGATAGTCTCCCGAGTCGCCTCGTCTTTAATCCCATCCAACGCATAATTGTCTATGCGTTCCAGCGTTGAGGCTGCGTCCGCCGCTAGTTTGCTGCGGACCAAAGCGGACAGACTTTCTAAGGATTGGACTTTCTTTTCAGTGCAAATCGTTTGCATTTCCCTCTTAACCTTCGTCACCCCCTCTAGGCTGGCCCGTTTGCTTAGAGTCGCTTTATTCACTCCCAATTGGCTTGCTATCGTCTCCCAATCCATTCCGGCGAGGTAGAGGCTACACGCACGTTTCCAGACTTCCTTGGGCATTCGCATTTCCGGCAACCTACGGAACGCTGCGGAATCCGGCAAGGAATCGGTTTTCCTCGCCTCAAAATTCGATTTTTCGCTCCGCCAGTCGTTCGCCCCTAAAAAATTTTTGCTCGTTTTCCTCAGCAAATCCCCACTTTTCACCTCTCTCTCAAAATTATTTTTGATTTTGTTTTGACTCCTCACCTCACCTCACCTATCGTCACCTCGTGAATTCAATCCCCCGTCCCGATCTAGTCGCAATCCTGACCGCAGTCGCCGATTCCATTGCCACGGCTCGCGAAGTCTCCGTCAAAGTTTCCGACGTTGAAGCTTGCGTCAAATACCTTCAATCCCGCCCAAGTTTTACCGACGTTGACTTCGACCCATTCCCTGACCGCATCACCATTTTCGGCGACGATTCGTCCGTCTGGACTGACCCCGACGGCGACGGCGACGAAGGCCGATTTGTTCTCAATCTTATGCGTCCCGCTTCTCTGACCTCCAATCCTTTCAACGACTAATCCCATGAAACGCAAACTCCTTTCCGCCGTGGCCATGGCCGCGATTTACGCCGTCCTAGGCTTCACCTTTTATTGGTTCTTCATCGTCACTCAATTCTAAACCCATCAATTCATGAAATCCCTATTATCCATCGATACCAACGCCAAGACCGTCAAAGGCCAATCCAAAGGATTTATGACCGGCATTCTGTACCTTGCACCGGGAAAACTATCTGGCCTCATCAATGTCTGCCCACACGCATCAGCCGCTTGTGACGCACTCTGTCTGTACTATGCGGGGCGCGGTGCGTTTAACTCTGTTCAAAAAGCGCGTACAGCAAAGACCGTTTTCTACGTCAAAGACCGTGAAACCTTCCTTGCAACGTTGAAAGAGAATGTCGCTTCGGTCATCCGTAAGGCAAAGGCCAAACGCATGCAACCGGTCATCCGTTTAAACGGAACCTCAGACATTGGTTGGGAGCGTTACACGGTCATACAAGCGTTTAAGACGACCCGCTTTTACGATTACACTAAGAGCTTTCAACGCATGATTGCCTTTTTGGACGGAAAACTCCCGTCAAACTACAGCCTGACATTCTCCCGTTCCGAAACCAACGAATCCCAATGCCTCGAGGTTTTAAAGCGCGGAGGCAATGTCGCCGTGGTTTTCCGCAAGGAATTACCAACGCATTGGAACGGATTCCCGGTCATCAACGGCGACGAAAACGATCTTCGTTTTCTAGATCCTAAGGGTGCCGTCGTTGGCCTGAAAGCAAAGGGAAAAGCAAAGTCCGATACGACCGGATTTGTGGTTGGTTGACGGCGCGCGCGAGCCTATTCGAAAGAGTAGGCTCTGGCCTTCCTTCAATTCAAACCGCATCAAATCAAATCAAATAATCCAATGACCAACCGATACCCGGGCCAATGCGTCCAATGCCACGAATACGTACCTTCAGGCCTTGGAACCGTCACCAAACGCGGCCGCGTTTGGCGCATAGACTGCAATGCATGCACCGGCCGCATGCCGAAAGACTCAGGCCTAGTCTGCATCAAAACTTCCTCAGGCTGGTCCGGCACTAGAAACGCGCGCGGCCGTTGCGAAGACGCGCCGTGCTGCGGTTGCTGCACTTTCTAACCCTAACCCTAACCCATCAAAACTATGGCAGTCTTAAGCAAAAACGGAACCGAAGTCTTTCGCGTGGACGCGCTGAAGTACAGCATGTCCTTCCGCTCAAACGGAAAAGTCCTCAAAAACGAGGGATTCGGCTGGAAGGTTTTGAAGCTTTCCATGTCCTTTGAATCGGCCCTAGAAAAACACAAGGCACTACAGGAAAACCTTTCGCGCGCGTATCTAGACTATCGGCGCGCCGTACAGGCGGAATTCCCACTGCCCGTAAGGTGGCAATATTTAACCCTGCGCGATTTACTAGGCGACGACCTAGACGGTATCTATTCCGATTTGCAAGACCGCCAGATTTATACCGATCTGGACACCCTACAGGAACTTCACGACCTGCATCAGGTTTACCGCGCGGACGTTGAAGCGCGAAAGGGAAAGGCTACCGCTTGAAGCTTGTCGAATTCCTACGCGCGCGCGCATTTGAGGAGCCGTTCCTGATGCATTCTGAACGCTGGCAATATGTCACAATCCGCCGCGCGGACGGCCATGAGGATATCGGCGTGTACCGCTTTGCAACCGATCTTTGCTACGACTACGCGGACTTCCGCGCGCTTTTCAACCTACAGTAAACCAATCAAATCCAATCCATCATGCAAGCAATCCACACCAAATATCTGCCCGCAACCGATAGCAACGGTTCACGCATCAAGGCAAAATGCGCGCGCGGTTCCATTACAATCCCATTCTCGTACGAATTAATA